AGGTGGCCAGTGAATTGGTTTGATCCCAAGAAAGAGAAGGAGAAAAAAAGACAAGAACGCATCAAAAAATTATACCCCAAAAAGTGAAAACCTTTTGGGGTAAAAATTTGCCAGAAAAATTTTTCCAGATTTATGGAATTGGATTAGCAATTTTTGTTTAGGTCTTCTGCCATACCGCCACCAATGTTTGCACCTTGATCGCCACCGAACATTGCTACCCAACCTGCAGCTACCCAACCAACGAAGGGGATAGTAGAGAGAGTGGGAGCTGCAGCTGCACCAACACTAGTACCTACTAATCTACCTGTTCCTTTTGCAGCACCAACTGCTTCAATACATGCTTCGCTTTTTCGTGCAGCATTTATCTCTGCTGCCTGTGCTTGTGTCAAACCAGGTTTCTGATCCAACCAAGATCTTTCATTAGATACAGCACCACCTTGATTGATTGCACCATCCATAAAGTATTCTTCTGTAACCTGAGTTGTCTCTGTTGCGAGTCCTAAGAAACCACCCTTCTCTTTGATGTCCTTAGTAATGAAAGCTGTCTTGGGATCGTTCGCTGTATAACTGATCTTATATCCATCTTTATCTGCTTGAACAACATAGGATGTATAAGGACCTACAGGTATATCCAAGTCAGGTAATTGATTTTTAGATTTGTTAACTACTGTGCCAACCATACCAATATAAGAAAGACCAAGTAGTCCACCCACACCTAGGGCAAACCACTTGGTTAAATTTATTTTTGGTTTTGATTTAGGTTTAGGTTCGTACCCAAACATTGATTCTTCTTCACTCATAATATCTCTCTTCTGGAGGAACTAAGTGCTTCTCCTCAAGAACCTCTGGATAAATTCTCTTATCATCAGACTCATAAGGTGGTTGAACCGATGCAACAAACGCACTAAAATCTGGGGGACTTTTGCCTTTTACAATGGAAACACTGGTGGAAACGAGTCCAACAGTAAGGGTAGCAGCTAACATAGTAGTTTCTACTACTTCAAATAGTTCAACAAACACTGTGTCTTATTATATATAAGCGTATCATAACATAAAAAGGGGGTGATGTCACCCCCCTTGTGACAGTTTACTCAGCGTAAGAAAAGAAAAACTCATCCATCATACGATTAGCATTCTCTTTACCAAATCTACTGGACATGTATCCTAAAATTGGATCTAATTTTTTCATGTAAGTATCAAAGTCTTTATAGAATGATGTGTCTTCACCTGTGGGTTGTGCTTCATCAATCATACTACGATAGACCTCAAGATACTGTCTGAATTCTGGTAGATAATTATCTACTTCATCAAAGGTGCAGTACCTAACAAAAATGTTCTCTGAAAAATGGTTGCCCATCTCAAAGAACCGATAGTCTTTCTCTGCTTTAGGTAAATTGGGCAAAGAAAATAAAAACTTTTCAACTGGATGTTGGAAGTCAAATACAATAATAACTTTCTGTTCAAAGAATCCCATGAGATCCATACCAAAACAGGGAAGATAACTCCCTGTCTTAGGATAGATTACATTGTTATAGATATCTGATTTCTCGTTGTAAATATCTACTCGTCTTGACTTTATAAAATGTGGAGCAGTAAAGATGTCTGCTGTTAAAGTCAGATCACCTTTACCTTTCCACTCACACCACCGTGAATCAAATTTAAACTCAGGGAAAACATCATCAAGAACTTTTTTGTAGTTGACCCAGAGGTCAACTGTGTTAGTCATCAGATGCTAGAGATGCAAAATAGGATAGTGCATCGTCATCCTCTACAACTGCTTCCTGTTTTACAGGAGTAGGAGCACTCATCTTAGCACGAAAGTCTGATTGTGGAGCAGCAACTGGTTCATACTCCTCACTATCTACAGATGGTGCTGTAGGACGTGGAGCAGACCCTAGAACAAGGTTCAACCTCTTCTCTAGGTCTTCGTATGATTTGAACTGATCTGCTGCTGTGAACGCTTCTAGTGAGTGCTCTGACTTCCATGTCGCTTCAAGTTCAGTATCATCTGCACTAAGAGCACTAATAGAATCAAACTCACTGCTGTCATAATTCCAGAAACCTGCGACCTTTTTAATCTTCAACTTAAAGTTAGCACCTTCCCAAAGATCAAACACATTTACTGGTGTCTCATCTTGGAACTCAGGTTGCATTGCTGCAAGAATCTTGTCATGAATCTTCTTGCCATACTTGTATAAGAATACTTTACCCTCATTCTCAGGGTGCTTAGGATCTTTTACAACATAGATGTTGCTGTAGTAAGATAGTTTTCTCTTTTGCTTACGAGCAGTATCTTTATCTGCATCTTCACCACTGTTCCAGAGTCTACGATTGACTTCACCTACTGGATCTTTGTCTCCTATTGTAGTAAGACTATTCTCTATGTACCAACCACCTGGTCCTTGGAATGCATGACTATAAACCTTTGCCCAAGGTACTGTCTCACCATCTGGTGCTGGTAAAAAACGAATGACAGCGTAACCATTACCTGATGCATCTACTTCTGGTTTCCAGAATCGTTCATCAACTTGTTTGTTACTAACTGTCTTCTCTAGTTCTTTTTGTAGGAATGATAGATTTGATTGGGATTTTTTCTTTAATTCTGCGAATGACATATTACTTCGGATTTAATTGGATTATGATCTAAAAAAGGGGGGAGGTTGGATTACTGTATACCAACAAAGGAATGGGCATTACTACAGTGTAAAATACATTCCTTGCCTGAGACCCGACTGGTTGGTCGGTTCTGACTCGCATCAGCAGCACCACCTGTGTCTCATCACCTTAACTAGCGGTTGCCAGTAAGTTTATTCAGTCACTCCCATACCTGATGATCAGTCAGGTATATATTATTTATAACACAAGTTTTCTGCTTTGTCAAGTGTTGGGAGGTAAGAAATATTTCCTGATATCATGACACGATCATCAACATCTGATGGTTTAACTTCATGAAACATATTACTTAACCATATAATTAATTCTCCTTCCTGTACATCAAATGATTCTTCTTCCATATCAAGAGAAGAACATCCGTCAGGTGTGTTAATATAATATGCAAAAGAAAATGTGTATGGAAAATGATTATGTGCTACTGCACCCTCTCCTTTAGAGTAGTGTACTCCCCAGTAATCTACAATTTTATAAGAATTTATATCTCTGGTATTAGGAGACAAAGATTTTCCACCAAATGAAAAATGATCAACAATATCTGGTATTAAGTTTATAATCCAAGTGAATAACACATTGATCTCGTCTGGATCTGTGCAATCATAATTTTTAGTTTCTGTTCTTCTACCACCACCTTGTACTACTATGGTAGCATTGTCCACTATTAATTTTTTTAGATTAGGATTTATGTCTTTATATTTTGGATAGTGATATACTATCGGTTTTCTAGAATTGTTAGTTGTTTTTTCATTGAAATATGACATTGCTATCTGGAACAATTCTGGATATGAATGTTCTTTAGATAGAAAATCAACTAACAATTCTA